AGATGGAGTTGTTGGGTTCGCCTTCCCAGTAGGTTTCCAGGTTGGTGGAGGTTTTCCACCACAGATCGCCGGGCTTGACCTTGTCGGCGATGGACATGCCGTCCGCGTCCGTGTCGTCTCGTGGATCCGTCGCCTGCATGAAGATGCGGTTTTTCGAGTCGGCGGTGGTAAAGGCGTTCTTGGCGGCGGCCTGCGCGTCGCTGGCAGCGTTGGCTGCGTCGATGGCTTTCTGGTCGGCGGCGACGGCTTTCGCGTCGGCGTTCGCGGCGTCGGTGACGGCCTTCTGCGCGGTCTTGTCGGCCTGGTCGGCGGTCTGCTGCGCCGCATAGGCGAGCGTGATGTCCTTGAGGCTGAAGTCGTCCAGGAATGCTCCGGCCGGCTGATTGAAAGCGAAGCGGCAGCGCAGGTATTTCATTTGCGCGGTGGCGACGACGTCCACTGACGTGGCGCGCCAGTCGTCGCCGACGGTCAGTGCGATTCCCGGGCAGTTGGGTACGTCCGCCCAGGATTTGCCGTCGGCCGAGTACTGCAGGCGGGGGCCTGCCGCGGTGGCAGTCCCCTTGTCGGTGATCTTGTACCAGCAGCTCATCCGGTAGCGCTGTCCGACGGTGGCTTGTACGGCGTGGGTGGAGATGATCTCCTTGGTGCCGGCCGCGACGGTCAGAGAGGCACGGTGGGTGCCCGAATGCGAGTACTGGGTGCTCTCCTGCACGAAATCGGCGCCGGCGACATTGGTCGTCCAATGGTCCTGGCCGCCCTCGAAGCCGGGGTTGGGTTGCAATTCGGCGGCGGTCTGCATGAGCAGGTTCGCCGCGGTCTGCGCACTCGTGGCGGCCTGCTGCGCGGCTGTGGCGGTTGCGGCCGACTGGGTGGCGACCTTGCTCGCCCCATCCGCAGTGGACTTTGCCGTGGCCGCGTCTGCCTTTGCTTGGGATGCGTCGGTTTTTGCGTCGGCGGCGTCCTGGGCGGCGGAGGAGGCGGAGGAGGCGGAGGCGGCAGCCTGCTGGGCGGCATCCTGTGCCGCGGTCTGCGCGGTCGTGGACGCGGTCTGTGCGTTGGTCGCGGCCTGCTGCGCATCCTGTGCCGCTGTCTGCGCTGCCTGGGCGGCGGCATAGGAGGAGGAGACCTGCACTGCGGTCCATGTCCATGTCGCGTCCGACAGGTCGACACGGGAGGCAGTGTACAAGGTCTTGGCCCGATCATAACCCGGTTCGATCGTGGTCCACGGTGCCGGCGGATCCTGCACGGTCGGCTTCGCTGGCATGGTGGAGGCGAGGGCGTAGTAGTCGGTGACGGCGGTGATGCTCACACCGTGGGTGCCGTTGTCTCCTTTGGGGCCGGTGTCTCCGGTGACGGGGGCGGCGGAGGACACCGAGCTGGTGCCGTCGCCGCGAGTGATACGGGTGCGCATCCACACGGTCGCTCCGGCAGGCCGGGTGATGGTGTTGGCGGTCCATCCGGTGGTGGGGGCGTGGGTGGCGTCGCCGATTGCGTATTCGATGACGCTGCTGGTGACGGTGTTGTCTTTTGCGTCTTTGGCGGCGGCCTGCGCGGCGGTGGCTACGGTGGCGGCGTTGTCGGCGGTGCTCTGTGCAGCCGTGGCCGTGCTCTGCGCGCTGGAGGCGGTGGAGGCGGCCATGGCCGCGGTCTTTCCCACGTCATCGACGCGCTTTGCCTGGTCGACCAGGTCCTGCTTGGCGGCCGTGAGGTCCGACTGAACCGAGTCGAGGACGCTGCCATGGTCCTGCACGGTCTGATTCAGGTCGCCCAGTGCCTTGTCGGCTGCGGCCTTGTAGTCGTCGAATTCCTTGCCGGCCGCGTCGATGGCCGTGGCGTTCTGGTCGGCCTTGGCTTGGGCGGCCTGGGCGAGCTGTTCGCCACGCTGCACGCCGGCCGTGTTCGCCTCGATCTGCGCCTGCTGCTCGGCCAGGGTGCCGTTGATCACGGTGACGTGGTTCTCGATGTTGGTGTTGGCCGCGTTGAGGATGGTTTCGGCCGTCTGGTCGAGCTGGTCCTGGCTGATACCCTCCCACAGGGGCTTTTGCTCCTCGCTGGTGGGGTTGAAGTCGGCGATGCCGTCGTTGGCCATGGCGCCGACGAGGACGCCGTGCTCCTCGTCGATGGGGAAGTATGCGGATCCGCTGTGGTGGGTTTGGCGCTGCTGGGCGGCGTCGAGGGCTTTCTGGGCGACGAGGAGGGGCACGGTGGCCGGGTCGGGGTTGATGATTTTGTGCTGTGCCACTGTGTGCCTCCTTAAAGGGTCTAGGTTTCCGGGTCCCGCATGGTGTCGAAGACGAGGGTGATCTTGTCGGTTGTGTCGCCGCTCATTTGCATGAGGCGTGTGTGGTATTCGCCGTCGGGCAGTGCCGGATGCCCGGTGACATCGATGCTGAAGAGTTCTCCTGGCCAGAGGGTGGCGAGGGGGAGGGTGAGATTGCCGGCAGTGTCCGTGTGGTTGGCGTGGACTTCGCCCTGGATCTGGATGAGGTGGTGCCGGTTGGCTTCGAGGACTGCCTGCGCGTGGGCCTTGAGGACGGTGGCGTTGTCGGTGTCGGCGTCAGCGTAGGTCATCTCGAGCAGTGGCCACGGGTCCCGGTTGGTGACCAGGTCGAGGTTTTCGGCCAGGGCTGTGGTCTGTGCCTTGTCCTGGCCGGCGCCGGATGAGTAGACGCGCTGTATGGGGCTGAGGTGGTCGACGGTGATGTTCTGCAGGTTGCCGCCGTGGGGATGGTAGGACACGTGGTGCAGGATGTTCTCGCCCAGATAGATGGTCGAGTCGCTTCCGGCCAGGAATGCGTAGCGCACGTGGGTCTGGTCGTCGGTCAGGTATGGTCGGAATTGCATGTCGGGCCCGTTTTCGATGTTGGCGAGCTTCTCGAGGATCCCGGAGCCGGTCTGGTTCTGTACGTTCCACGCCTCGTACTCTCGCGTCCGGCTGCCCTTTTCGTCGAGGTAGTTGAGGTCGATGGGCAGGGCGCCGCCGGGTTTCGCTTCGGTGCATTGGCGGATGACCTCCGCGGCGATGGCCCGGTAGGAGCGGCCGGTCAGACGGATCGTGTCCGGGCTTGTGTTGTGGGTGCCGCGCCCGTACACCCCCTCTCGCAGCATGTATCTCTGAGAGAGGATGTTCATGGGGCTCAGGAGGCTGAAGCTGGTGTCCTGGCTCGTGTCGCGGCGGGTGCCGATGGCGCCGCCGACCTTGACGGTTCCAAGCTTGTTTTTTGGGGTGAGCTGGTCGCGCCAGATCCACGCGATGCCGTTTTTCAGGGTGGCGACGGCGCGGCGCTTGTCTGCCCAGGTGCGGCCTGGCACCGAGTCCCACGGCAGGGTCAGGCCCGTGGTGTCCTGCGCGCCGACACCCTTGTCCTTGGTCGTGGTAAGGGTGCTGTCGCCGACATCGATGTTCCAGGAGACATTGGGGATGTCGATGGGGTCGAGCAGTTGCCCGCTCATGGTGTCCATGAGGTACGCCACCCAGCTCATAGCCGCCTCCTCGATTCATTGGTCGTTGCCGTTGTCGTAGATCTCCAGTTCGAGGCCTTCGAGGCTGGAAGTGCCGTGGACGTCGGCGTTCTGGCCGTTTCCGATCCAGATGACCATGTCGCACGTGTGATTGCCGCGCCCGCAGATCGTGGTGAAGTTCAATTGGCGCGAGTCCCAGGCGCCGTAGCCGGTCAGGTTCCGCGTCGGCCCCTTGATCGCGCCATCGATACGGAAAGCGACACGCAGTTCCGTGTACTTGGAGAAGTCCAACGCGCCCTTGGATCCGGTCGCGGAGAAGTTGATGCTCATGTCGAAGCGGATGTAGCGATCGGTGGGGATGAAAATCGGCACACGGCAGAAGACGCCCTTATTGCTCTCCTTGTTGGAGATGGTGAAAGAGCGCCGGTCGTAGTAGCCGCCGAGCCGCTGCCCGTTGGACGCGTAGTGCAAAGCATACTCGACGCCGTCTGTGCGCGTGGCGCCCTGGGTGCTTGCTGCGGCAGCCGGCACCGTCATGTACCGCAGGAGGGTCGCATACTCGGGGATGGTCGGCTTGGCAGGGCTCGCGGCCGGAGTGCCCCGGGTGACACCGACATAGACCTGGTTGTCCGGGTCATCCGTGTACTGGTGGCTGTTGTGGGAGGCAATCCAGATGGCATCGATGCGCGGGTTGGAGGCGTCGCCGGCGACGGTGTCCACGGTGCCACCCTCGTAGCGGGCGAGCATCTTACCGTCCGAGTCGGAGCGGGCCACGACGGCCGTGCCGGCGTCGACCTTGTATTGCAGGCCGGCGGTGCCGGACACGTCCAGGCCCTCGAGGATGCCGGTGGTGCGCCATTCCGCGCCGATAATACGCCGGTGCGTGAGCGCATCACACCCCTTATTGTCCACGGCGGGAACGCCAAGAGCTGTCGTCATAATATTCTCCTTCTACATGTAGGTGTCATGCACGGCGGCTTCCACCCAGCCGTCGGCGGCGGTGGGCACGCTGACCTGCAGACTCGACGCCGGCGGTACCTCAGGGAATCCTCGGGACACGAGCAGTTCGGACACGTTCGAGCCGTTCATCACGGCGGTGCGGGACCTCGAGTCGAGGGTCAGGACGGAGCCCTGCGGGATCGCCGCGGTCGAGGAGAGTATGGATCCGTCCGAGCAGACGATCTCGAAGCCCTCCGGGAAGGGCCCGTAGATGTCGAAGGTCGGGTAGGCGCGCGACGTGCCGTTGTTTTCGAGGATGCCGGTGTTGGACACGGCCACATCGTCCTCATCTGGCAGGTCATATGTCAGCGGGTAGCGCAGTCCCGTATCCCCGTCGAGGGTTTCCGCGAGCACGCTCACGGAATTGTTCGGTTCTCCCTCCCACCAGGTGAGCAGGCCGACGGGGTTGTAGGACAGGCCGCCGCCCTGGTTCGCGGGGGTACAGACCAGCTGGATGCGCTGCTCGTCCACGCTGAGCCGTTCCGGCTGCGGGCAGACGAGCGTGATGGTGACCGGCAGGAGTCGCTTGCGCCATTCCGCAGAGGACGTGACGGTCGCGTAGCCGGTCACATAGGTCGTCTGTGCCTCGTCATGCAAGGTCATGCGACACAGTCGGTGCACTCCGCTCAACGCTTGACCGAGCGCGGCGAGCACGTTTTCGCGGTCGCGGCCGACGGCGGCCGCGTTGATGGTGACGGTACGAGCCGCGTAGAGGATGTTGTCCTCGCTGACCTGGTTCGCGCCGTCGCCCTGGCCGCGCTCGGTCAGCGACGTCTTCACGGTCGGGGTCGAGTAGAAGCCGTCGATGCCTTGCGACGTGATCATGAGATAACTGTCGTGCCGGTCACCGTCCGGCGGTTGCGTGCCTTCCAGGCGGAAGGTGGTGTCGCCGGCGGTCAGTTCCGCGAAGATGTTCACCGGATCACGCTCCCCTCATGGATAGCATTGCGGTACAGGATGGAGCTGGCGGCGTAGAGGTCGTCGTCGGAGCGTACCACCGTCGTGGAGAAGTTCTGCACCAGCTGCCTGGAGTTGTCGGTGTAACCGTTGGGGTAGGCGCGGTATCCGGCCGGGAGGCGGCCGACGCCCAGGTCGATGGTGGCGTCGCCCAGGTCCAAGGCGCTGGTGGCGCGGTTGAGGACGTCACGGCCGAGCTGGTCGATTTGCCCGTACAGCTTGGTTTCGCCGCCCAGGATGCCCACTCCGATGCCTTCGGTCAGGTATTTTCCGACTTGGTCACGCATGAGCTTGGACGGGGAGTTGATGCCGAAAAATCCCTTGATGTTGTCCACGATGCCGCCGCAGAAGCCGGAGATCTTGTCCTTGATCCAGCCGCCGAGGTTCGAGATGCCGTTCCAGATGCCCTGGATGAAATTCTTGCCGATGTCGATCGCGCCGGTGAAGATGCTTTTCACGCCGTCGAACGCGCCCTTGACGATTTTCTTCATGCCCTCCCAGACACGGTTCCAGTCGCCGCTGAAGATGCCGGCGATCACGTCGACCACGCCGCCGATTACCGTGGCCACGTTCTTTACGATGCTGCTGATGGTGTCGATGACGGACTGGACGACGGGCAGGAGGCCTTGGACGACGGGGACGATGACGTCGGTGATGAAGCCGGCCACCGTGGTGATGACGTCCTCGGCCACGGGCAGGAGTGCCTGCACGGCGGAGCTGATCGTCTCGATCACGGTCGTCACGACCGGCGCCAGCTCGGTGACCAGATTGGAGATCATCGGCAGGATCGTGTCGATGAGTGGCATGATCGCGGTGATGATGGACTCGATGGCCGAGCCGATGACAGGCAGGACCTGCTGGATGATCGGAGTGAGCGCTGCGATGATCTGCTCAATGACCGGGATGAGTGCCGTGATCACCGTCATGATCGGGGTGAGGATGCTCGGCACCAGGGGGATGAGCGCGTTGATGACCTGCGTGATGACCGGCATCATCGCGGTGATGATCTGGCTGATCATCGGCAGTACGTTGGTCACGGCCTGCGCCAGGACGGTGACGACCTGCTGGATGGACGGCAGCATCGCCTGGATGGCGGTGGAGATGGTCGCCATGATGCTCGGCGCCTGCTCGGCCAGGACCTGCAGGATGGCGGTGATGACCGGGGCGAGCTGTGCGACCATGTCGGTGATGGCCGGCATGATCGCGTCGATGGTGTCCGTGATGGCGCCGCCCAGGCCTTCGATGATCGGCTCGAGCTGCTTGCCGACCTGCTCGACGGTGCGGCCGATGAGCTTGAAGCTAGCGGCAAACTCGCCCTGCAGCTTCGGGCTCGTCGCCACTAGGGCACCGATGGCCGCGGTCAATAAACCGACTGGGCTCGCGAGCGCCCGTAATGGCCCGGCGAGGTTTTTGAGGACTGGTATGGTACTTAAAACGCTTCCGAGGCCTCCGGCTCCGAGTGCGGCGAAGGCTGCGGCCAGTGGGGCGAGGATGCCCTTGGCGTTGGATGCGATGTCGCCGATCTTGTCGAGGGCCTTCTGGAATGGCTCGGGCAGGAGCGTAACCAGGCCCTTGAAGGCGTCGGGGATGGCCTTGACCATGCTGGACGCGATCTGTTTGATGCGAGGCAGCGCGTTTTGCAGCATGGTGGCGATGGAGTCGACCAGTTCCTTGGTCATGGCATCCATGTCCACGTCGTCACGGCCGAGAGCGGTCAGCCAGTTCTCCCACGCGGCCTTCATGGCGTTCGTGGATCCTTTGATGGTGGTGGCGGCTTCCTTGGCGGTGGTGCCGGTGATGTCCATCTCGGACTGGACGGTGTGGATAGCCTCGACCACGTCCGCGAAGGAGTCGATGCTCAGGTTGGCCATCTCGCCGTTGGCGGCCTTGACCTTGTTGGCGTCGGAGATCATCCTCTCCATCTCGGTCTTGGTGCCGCCATAGCCGAGCTTGAGGTTGTCGAGCATGGCGTAATTGCCTCGCGCCAGGCTCTGGTAGGTCTGCTGGATGGATTCAATCGACGTGCCCATTTTGTTGGCGTTGTCCGACATGTCGATCATGGCCATGTTGCCCATTTCGGCGGCCTTGGCGGTGTCGCCGCCCAGGCTGGAGATCAGGGACGCGGAGAAGCTCGTGATCTGCTCCATGTACGTGTTCGCGCTCACGCCGGCGGTCTTGTAGGCTTGGGCGGCGTATTTCTGCACCGTGGAGGATGCGCCCTTGAAGAGCGCGTCGATGCCGCCGACGGCCTGCTCGTAGGACGCGTACAGGCTGAAGGCTTGTTTGCCGACGTCGACGAGCTTGGCGCCCACGGCTGCCACGCCGGCGGCCAGTGCTGCCATGGACACGGTCGCTATGTTCTGCAGGGCCTCCTTGGCGCGGGAGGCTCCGTCACGGATATGGGTGCCTATGGCACTGGCCGTCTCCTTGGCCATGCTTCCGATACGGCCCAGGGGACCGGAGGCGGCCTGGCCGAGTGCGCTGAAAGCTTGGCTGCCGGCGGTAGCAACGTTCCTTAGGTAGCCGCCGGTAGCGCTCAGGGCGCCGCGGGCGCCGGCTGGAATCCTGTTCCACAATCCGGTTGCGGCGGAGCCGAGGCTCTGGAAGGTCGTGGTGACGCCATTGCCCAAGGATTTGAAGGCAGTGGTGACGGGGGATGCGATGCCGGTCAGGCGGGTCTTGATGTTGCCGGCCACCGTCGTGGTCTTGGCATGCAGCTTGTCGAGTGTGCCGGAGACGGGGGAGAGGATGGTCTTGCCCAGGTTCTTCCACGCGCCGGCCACGGAAGCGGCGGCCTTGTTGCTGCCGGAGGCGAGGGTGCCTTGCGCGTTGGCCAGGGCCTTCTGCGCGTCCTTGAGTCGGGTCGCGGCTGCGGTCGCCTTCTCGGTGGATGCTTCGAGCTTGAGGTTGGCCTTGTCGAGGCGGATCTGCGCGGCTTCCGCCGCGGTGGCCGCGTTGGCCTGCTCGGCCTGCGCCTTGTTGAGTGCTTCCTGCGCGGCCTTCGCTTCGGCACTGTTCTGCCCGTGCTCGGCTATGGCCTGGTTGAGGGCGTCCTGTGCGGCCTGGACTTTCGCGGTGGCGGTGTCACGTTTGGCGATGGCTTGTCCGAGTTTTTCCTCGGCTGCCTGCACCTGGTTGGCGGCGGCCTTCTGCTCGAGCAGCGCGTTGGCGTTGGCGTGTGTGGCCTTGGCGACGTCCGACTGATAGCGTTTGAGCACGTCCTCGGTCATCGCCGCCGTGGCCTGCTGGAAGCCTGCCTTGAGGTCCTTGCCGGCCTTCGCACCGGCAGATTTGAAGCCGCGGCCGAAAGCGTTGGAGCCGGCCTGGCCGGCTGCCTGCGCTTCCTTGGTGACAGCGGCACGGAAGCCGGTCATGACGGGAAAAACTGGGAGGGTTGCCTTGCCTACCTGGTTGCCTGCCATCGATGTACCTCCCCGTCCTGTCGGTTATCGGAATAGATGTGCGAAGGGACCGCTCATGTGCTCGGCGCTGGCCGCGAGCTGCCGGCGGCGTTCGCTTTCCTTGATTTGTGCGCTATTGTTTTTGAGTTCCTCGGCGAGCATGCTGGCCGGGTCGCGGGCGATGCGTTGCAGCAGTGCGATGGCGTCCGCGACTGGCAGGCGGCTGCCGAGATCGTGTTGCACGCTCCAGCCGAGGGCGGCCATGTCGGCGCGGATCGCGGTCTCGTGAGCGGTCAGGAGGCCGGCGAATCCGCTGATTTTCCCACCGATGCTCCCTGCGCGTCCGCGATGGCGGCGCCGTAGTCGGTGACCAGGTTGATGACGACCTGGACGGGTTCGGTCTCGATTCGTGCCGCCTGGTCCTTGCCGGCGAAGGTTTCGAGCAGGTCGGTCACGGTGTCGAGCTGGTCTCCGACGTCCTCCAGCTCGGACAGCTTCTGGAAGCTCTTGTAGCTCAGGGCGAGGGGAAGCCTGTAGATGTTGCCGGCGGGGGTCAAGGCCCACCAGGTGTCGCCCTTGATGACGTGCTTGACGCGGAAATTACCGGCGATGGCCGCGTAGGCCTTCGCATCGTCCTCCTCGCCCCAGTTGTCGAAGTCGTCGAGGGTGGGCGCGACTGTCTTGTCTGTCATGATGCTCTCCTATGAATGGCGGCTCTCAAAAGATGGGGTGGGTGGTCGGGGCGAGAGCCTTTCCCCGGCCACCCCGGTGGTTCGCCGCCTGCCCCTGCGAAGAAGGGACAAGAGACAAGGGCGGTCGGCGAAGTCTGGTCAGTCGCCTGTGGAAGGCGTCACGCGCGGGTCGTAGATCGACTCGATGTACTTGTGGCCGGAATACATGTCGTCCTCCACCCAGGTGGCTGTCAAAGCGGTGCCCTTGACCTCGCCATTGGTTGACTGCGCCGGTTCGTTGCCGGTGATCTGCACGACGCCGGCGCGGCGGCGGATACGGCCGTCCTTGAGGGTCTCCTCCTGGTACGCGCACCATTTTTCGTCCTGGATGATGTCGTCGACCGCGTAGACGCCGTTGGCGTCCGGCTCGCCCAGGGTCACGCGCCGCACCAGGCGGTTGTTTTCGGCGACGGTGAAGGTCGTGGTCAAGGTGGAGGAGCCGGAGATGGTGTAGCCAGACTGGTAGAAGGTGACGGCGTCGCCGCCGTCACGGCCGTCCTGCGGGCCACCGTCGGACGTGATCAGGCCGACGTAGGAGTCGGCGTTGTATGCGTCGGGCAGGGTGACGGTTTTCTTCGTCTCGGCCATGGCCTCCGGCTTGATGGCGTTCGCCGTGTCGTAGGTGGTCAGGGAGATCGCGCCGCCGATGGGAATCTCGACGCTCTTGAGGTCATTGCCACGCGAGTCCCTGGTGGACGCGGCGGGGGATGCCGCCTTGGCCTGTGCGGTTTCCTTGGTATCAGTCATTGTTTGCTCCTTGCTGAGGTTGGATGGTGCCGACCGCCTGGTATTCGACGGTCATGTACCAGGCGGCGTCAAGGTCCTGCCCGGTGACCGGGTAGGGGCCGTTGCAGCCGTCGGATGTGATGGAGGCGACCGGCCCAGACTCGTAGGGGATGGACGTGTCGGTCAGGGACGAGTAGACGGCTGCGGCGAGCTGCCGGGACGGGTAGGGGTCGTCGATAGGGCCGTAGTGGACGGTGACGCCCAAGGACCTGTCGAAGAGCAGCGGCCCCTCCTGGCCGCCTCCGTCGTCACGGATGACGATCAGCGGCCAGTCGCCCCGGTAGCCTGCAGGCACGCGGATGTCGACCTGCAGGCCGGGGTACTGTCCTGCCAGTTCGCCGCGCAACCGTTCGGTGGCCCACAGGGCCACGTCCGGTGGAATGACGCGGCTCATATCTTCGCCGCCTTCGCAGCCCTGGCGAGGTTGCCGGTGCGGGACTCGACGAAGATGCCGTAGGGCACGTCGGCGACGACTTCCGCGACCTGCCGGTGGGCGGCCTGCGTGTGCTGCACGTGGATGGAGTCGCGGTAGGCGCCGGTGCGTACCGGGGCGGTGGCCTTCGCCTGTGCGACCACGCGCTCGGCGGCCAGGTCGACCAGGGCGCGCACCTGCGCGGAGTTGAGGACCTCGTCGAAGAAGCCCTCGTCGAACTCGATCGTGACTTTTGCCTGCCTGCCCATTAGCCTCTCACCTCCTCGAGGTCGACCTCCAATGTGGGACGCCACCCGGTGAATGGGTTGGTGTCATGGGAGGGGATGCCGGTGACCGCCCAGCGGCGCCCGTCGTCCGGGTCGGCGCGTACCCGGTCGCCGACACGGATGTCGGTGTCCGGGTCGGGGATGGTCATCACCGCCCGGCTGGTCACGGTCCGGTCCAGCGTGTTGACGGTCACCGTGCTCGACGAGGATGCCAGGAAGCCGTTGAAGGCGAGCTCCTCCGGCGCACTCCAATCGGATCCGGGCGCGGCCGGGTTGTACGGGTTCGGTGCGGCGCGGGTGGCGCGCAGCCGCACCCAGGCGGTGGTCGCCGGCATCGGGAAGACGATGTCGGTTGTGAAGACGCTGCTCATCCGACCACGCCCCAGTTGAGCCGGTACGGGTCAAGCAGCTGCTGCTCGATACCCAGCAGGGGAATGGACAGTGGGGCGCCGCCGGCGGTCAGGTAGGACACGGAGGCGCCGTTGACCGACTGGCTGGCGATCAGCCCCTGGGCGCGCGCCCTGCGGGCGATGGTTTCCAGGAGCATGATCACGTCCGGTGCCTCCTCCGGCTCGTAGCCGTGGGTGAGGGTCACCTGCACGCCGCCGGGCATGTCCGGCAGGAGGGTGCCGGCGTCGGTCTGCAGGATGCCGGCCTGTGACCAGTGGGTGCGGGCGGTGATGTCCACGCCGTCGGCGACGACGGAGGCCACTGCCGTGACATGCTTGGATGGCAGGAGCAGGCGTCGGCCGCCGTAGGAGTCCAATCGCAGTGTCTGCTCGATCGAGGGGGCGACGTGCCAGCCGCAGTAGCGGCGGATGGTCGCCTGCGCGGCCTTCCGCCACCATGTCTCGTCGACCTTGTGCCCGTCGTCCATGTCGGGGATGGTCATGACAGCCCCTTCGCTTACTTGGCCTTGCTGGCTTTCGGTTTGCGTTTCGCGGCGGCCGCGACCGACGGGGCGACCTTGGCGAGATCCGCCTCCGCATCCTCCTGCGGCTCGGCACCGGCCACTTCCTCCGGCTCCGGTTGGAGGATGGGTGCAGGGTCGATTGTTTCGGGCGCGTCCTCGGGCCGGTAGCGGATACCGTCGATGATGCGCATGGTCACGCTCCTGATCATGCGCCCGCCTTGCCCTCGAGGACCACGAAGTTGCTCGGCCTCCAGATGACCTGGGCGGCTGCCAGCTCGGCGCGCACGTACACCAGGTTTCGGGACGCGTAGTCCTTGTGCTGGTTGAAAACGTCGATGCTCAGGCCGGTACGGTCGAGCAGGGCGAGCTGCTTGAAGTCACCGACGATGACCTTGCCCTCGCCGACCTGCTCGGACTCGACCAGGGGGCGTCCCCACACTGTGGACGGGCCGAGAGCGAAGGGGCCGTTGCCGAAGAAGCGCTGGTTGGAGTCCTGCATGAGGTCGATCTTCTCCGCGTCCGCGGGGTTGAGCAGGATCGCGTTCGCGGAGGCGCCCACGTGCTTGAGCTTGGTCAGGGACTGGCGGATGGCCTTGACGAGGTTCATGGCCTCGTCGCCACCCTTGGTGTACTCGCCGGCCTGCACGCCGGTGGTGTTCAGCAGGCCCTTGGGCTGCCCGTTCGTGCCGGTGCCGTTGAGCAGGATGTCGGCCAGCTTCAGGTCGAAGGAATAGCGGAATTCGGTGTCCAGGAAGGTGGCGAGCACCGCGGAGTCGCGCAGCATCTTGTTGGTCACCGTGTAGCCGTCCGCGTAGTCGTAGACGGTGGCGGTCGCCAGTTCGGTGCCGAAGGTGGACTGTGGTTTCTGCACGTCGGTGTCGTCGTCGCCGGTGTTTTCCGGCACCTGGGCGGTGTTGCGGGTCACGGAGGTGATCTGCAGGTACTCGATGGATTCGGCGGTGATGCGGCCGCGGCTGATGACGTCGAGGAGGGTGATGTCGGGCCTGTCGACCAGGTCGATCATGGGCAGGCGCTGCGGCTGCTCGTGCACGAGCTCGCTGGTGAGCGCGGTGCCGGCCTTCGCGGCGTAGAAGTCCTCGAGGGAGCCAAGGCGGGTCTTGCCCAGGCGGATGTCCTGCGGGGCGAGGTCCTTCTTGACGAGCTCCTGGTAGCCCTTGTAGGCGGCGCCGTGGATGAAGCGGTCGGACAGGCGCTTGACCTCGACCTTCTCTTCCTCGGTGGTCTCGACCTGCTCGTCGTCGATGACCAGGCTCTTGAGTTTGTTGGAGCCCTCCTCGAGGCGTGCGATGGCGGCCTTGAGTTCCTCGGCCTGTGCGACGTAGCCGTTGAAGGACTTCGCTTCCTCGTCGGTCAGGTCGCGGTTCTCGGCCTGCGCGGTGGCCATGATCTGCTGCGCTGCCTTGACTGCGGCCGCGAGCTGCTGCTTGAGATTCATATCTCTTTTTCCTTTCAGAGGTTGATCAGTTTCAGCCGGCGAGCGGCCATGTCAAGACGCGGGGTTGCGTCCTGGCAAGATTTCTTGGTTGGTTCGGGTTCCTGGCGTTCGGGCTCTTCATGTGGGCCCAGGCCGAGGACCGATTTCTTCGCGGATACTTCCGTCGACTGGTTCATGCCGATGGGGCAGATGGACACCTCGAAGAGATCCACGCCGCGCAACTCGTAGTAGCCGGGAGTCCAGGAGCCGTCCTCGTTTTTCTTGCCGTCCACCCACGCGCCGTCGGTGATCTCGTAGGCGAAGCTCATCTGCTGGACGCGCCCCTCCTGGAGGAGCTTGGAGACCTGCCGGCCCATGTCGGTGGACCGGTCGATGGTGCCCTCGACATGCAGGCCGTGCTCGTCCTCGACTGCCTTGGTTGTCACGCCGAGGTTCTTGAATGGGTCGGAGGTATCATGCTCCCAGTAGACGGGAATGCCGGCTCCGTCGTCGGGGTAGCGGTTGGCGAGGGTTTCAGCGAAGGCGCCCTTGCGGATCAGGTCGCCGCCCAGGTCGACGTTGTCGAAGACGGAGGCGTAGCCGTCGAACTGCAAGGGCCCGTTGGGGTCCTCCTCGTCCTGCTCCTTGGTTTTGAATCGTGTCCGTGTGGTCTTGGTCAGGATCATGGCGTACTCCTTTCGTCGTCGTCCTGTATGTCTGGAGGTTCGTCGGTTGGGGTGCCGCGGCTTTCGGTCTGCCCGTCCTGCGGGCTGGTCTGCCCGCCGATGAGCACGTTGAGCGGGGTGACCAGGCCGTCGCCTTCGGGAAGGTTGGGGCGGTTGAGCAGTTCGCGCGCCTCGTTGGTGGTCAGGAAGGGGCGGCCCGTGGCCGTGGACAGCGCCGAGTACTGCTGGACCGGGTCGCCTCGTAGCTGGCCGTCGCGGTCGACCTCGATGTAGAGCGCCTTGTGGTAGGAGGCCATCATCGGCAGCAGGCACATGTTGAGCGCCTGCTCGAAGCTGGTGATGTACGGGTCGAGGTAGGTGCCGTACAGCATCTGCTTGAAGGCGGCGAGGTTGGAGAAGTTGCCTTCACGGATCCCGACGAGCTCGGGCGGGATGCCGTAGGCGTTGGCCACGTCAACCTTGACCTTGTCCCGGGCATCGAGGTCGGCGACGTCGATGGGTTTGAAAGCGTCCAGCTGTGTGGCTTTCATGCCGTCCTCGAGGACCATGCCGCCGCCGGCAGCCGCCCCTCCGTGCACGAAGGCTCTCATGGACGCGCGGAAGCGGTCGGCTGAGGTTTCACTCGGCCACGGCCTGTCGCGTTCGATCACCAGCGGTGCCTGAAGGCCGCGCTCATTGACGGCCTTACGAAATTCGATGGACGCCTTGTATTCGTCGAGGATCGCCTTGAGGCGTTTGCGCTTCGGCATGCCTCCGGCACCAGTGAAGGCGTAGCCGACCGATAGGAGCATGGAGGTCTCGTGAATCTTGAGTTTCTCGGTGTGCCCCTGCACTTGAAGACGGATGCCGGTAATCTCGTCGAAGTCGTCATGCACGACACTCCATCGGCGAGGGGGAATACGCTTGAGGTGCACGGTCCCGTCCTGCTTTGTGATGGGCAGGGCGAGGAATCGGTCGGCGAGCAGGCCGTCCATGATCAGGGACAGCCAGAAGGCGTAGGCGGGGATGGCCGGGTTGCCGGTCGGATCGTGCAGCAGATCGGCCAGCGGGTGACCGCGGACGCGCTCACGGCTCCCGTCCGGCAATCGCCTGTATAGTTTGATGGGCAGGGCCGCTATGTGGGTGGCGATGAAATCGGTCACCTCACGTAAGGGGTGGGATTCGATGCCGTCAGCGTTGAAGGCGTCCGGGTCGTAATCCCATAGGCTGCTGGGTGGGTCGACGATGTTGACCTCGCCCTGCTCGAGCCAGGCTCCGAGCTCGCCGTTGGTCTGGAAAATCGCTCGAGCCATCAGACCACCTCCGAGAACCTATGGGGGATGATTTGGAGGTATTCGACGCGGTCGGCACGCAGCAGGAGCTGACCGTCGGCCGGGCTGGTGACGCCGAACTCGTTGACGTACTCGACGGATTCGAGCAGGATCCACGTGCCGTCGGAGCCGGTGAGCAGGCCACGCCACGTGTGCCCGGCCGACGCGATGACGACACGGCTATTGACGAAGTGCCGGAGCGGATCCTTGCTGCGCCTGAACATACTGGCTCCTTAGGGTCTAGAAAGTTATGAGGTCGTGGTCGTCGTATGCGGATGTCTCCGGCTGCGCGGGTTCGAAGCATTCGAGCCCGTAGAGGGCGACGGTGATGGCAGCCACGCCACTGATGTCGACCATGCTGCGCCTGCGGTCCCACGCCTCGTTTTCGGCGATGACCTTGGTGACCCCGCCCTCGATGGCCTGGTCAACTAGCGGCTGTGGCGCGTGGATGAGACGTTTCTCCCTGACTCGGTCACGCAGGCGCCCGGTGGCCAGGCCGATATGACTGCCGTCGATCTCGTGGACCTGGAAGCCCATCTCCTGCAGCGGTTGAATGAATTCCATGGCCGGGCATCCCTTGGACTGGACCGCAACCTCCCACATGCCGCTCTCCTCGGCCAGCGCCTTGAGGTATTGGGGTACCCACATGAGGCCTTTTCGGTGTTCGCGTAGGGAGACGACTGGTCGGTCCTGGTCGTCGTAGACGGCGGCGGCGATCCAGGTGTGGGAGCGGTCGACTGACACGTCGATGCCCCACACGGTTCGGGCGCCGTGGGGGATGCGCACGTCGAGGGCCGAGACCATGGTTGCCTCCCAGTCCTTGACGTCGATGTAGCTGTCGACCTGGGCGGTGACCCATTGGCACAGGTCCTCGGTGCGGTAGGCGGCGTCGGTCATGGCTGCGATGTCGCTCTTGACGACCTCCACGGTCTGCGCGCCGTAGCCGATGGACGGGTTGGACTGCAGGATGGCGTCGACGTCATCCGGTGCGCACTCCTCCGGGGCGCTCCACTCGAAGAGCGCCAGGCTGCAGTCGTGCTGCGCGGCGTATTCTGCGGGACTCATGAGGCCGGCGTCGACCTTGCGCTCCCAGTCCGCGATGAATTCCAGGGCGGCTTCACGCTGTTTGATCAAGACGACGCTGGTGGAATCTCCGGCGTTCGAGATGCCCCACAGTTGGCCGTTCCAGAAGCTTTTCGTGGTGGGGCTCATGGCGTTCCACGCGTCCCATTTGGTTTGTTCGCGCAGCTCGTCCATGATGACGCGGGCGGCGGGCTTGCCTCGCGCGTTCTTCGCGGCACGGATCTCGTACCTGGCGAGGCTCTTGGTGCGGATGTACTCGTCGCCGTTCGTGTCGGACACCTTGCTGGTGGCTGCCTGCAGGGCCGGGATAGCGGCGAGCTTTTCCTCCTCGGTCGGAGGGTCGTTGTCGCACCACAGCTTCACGCCGGCCCATGGTTCGCGGGCGATGTCGAGGTTCTGCGCGGTGCCGACGATCTTGAAGCGGATGGGAGGCAAACGGTCGGGGTGGCGTTCCGAGTCCATGAAAAGCCACCAGGCGGCCAGGACCTTCGCCAGTTCGGTCTTGCCGTTCTGGCGTCCCACCAGGACGATGACGCGGCGGAAGCGATAGGTGACGTTGTCGTCGAGCAGTTCGAGCGCATGGATCAGGAGCCACTGCTGCCAGGGGTAGAGTTCGACGCCGAGGATGAGGCGCGCGAATTCGATGACCTCGTAGCCGAGCGTGGTTTCCTGCGTCAGCTCGCGTAACGGTTTGACCCACAGGCGAGGCTCGGTCTTGCCGTACAGCTTGACCATGGTGGCCTCCCTGTCTATCCGGAGGCGAATTTCCTCCTTCGGAATTCAGCCAGCTCGTCGACAGGTTCCGCCTGCTTGCGCTGCCGGCCGGCAACGTCCTGGACCTGCTGGCGTGCCTGCGGGGTGGCACCGAGCGTGTTGAGGACATTCATGAGATGTGGCACGAGGTAGAGTGCCTTGGTGACTTCCTGCCCGGTACCGTGCGTTACCGCGTAATCAATCTGTGCGGCGATCATCCGCCCCGATTGGACCAGTGCCTCGTCCTGCTTTTCCAAAGCGCCCTGTTCTTTGAGTTCGGAGACGGTGTGTTCGTAGGATTGCAGCAGCCCGTCCTGTGCCTTGGTGGGCGCGTCGATGAGCCGCAGCCGCTGCTCGCTGATCTTGAGGCATTCATCCACGGCCTTCATGTCACCCTGCAGGGCGGCCGGGTATAGCTGCCGGTAGAGGCTGTCAAGCCGTTCGATTTCAATCCGGCGAGCGCTGTCTGGGTTTTTGCCGGCTTGGGCTGCTTTGAGGGCTCGTTGGATGGCGGCTTGGACGCTGCTGGTTGAGCGCATTTCCAACTGGTCGCGGATGCGGTTGACAGGCACGGCGGCGAGGAAGAGGTTCAGGGCCTTCGCGTCTGTCTGCTCGCTCATGACTACTGCTCCTTGTCGGTGGTGAAGTCGTGGGGTACGCCGTCGAGTTCCGGCATTCTTCCGGTGTATTCCTGGTATCGCCGGCAGATGACGTCTGCGTATTTGGGGTCGAGTTCCACGGTCAGGCAGCGCATGCCGAGGCCGGTGGCTGCGATGAGGGTGGATCCGGACCCGCCGAAGGGGTCGTAGACGATGCCGCCTTTCCGGCAGGAGTTTTTGAGCATGCTTTGGATGAGTTCAACGGGTTTCATCGTGGGATGCTCCCGGTTCGCGGTTGGCTTGTCGAAGCATTGCGCGGTGGTTTGTTTTGCGTCGCCGTACCACCACTGGCCGCCTCGGCCCAGACGCCCCCCCCCGCTGGAGTGTGGCGTGAATCCGTACCCGATCGGTTCGACCTGGTTCTGGTAGTCGCTGTGGGCCAGGCTGGCAGTGTTCTTCACCCAGATCAGGGTCTGGCGCCACTGATAGCCGATGCTTTCGAGCGCGGTCTGGAATCGCACACGATACGAGTCGGGGTGGGCGCAGTAGAAGGGGCATCCTTCGCGGCTGATCTGCGCGGCGATGCGGAATGCGTCGGTAGTGACCTCGATGGCCCTGTCGATGGTGAAGTCGTTCTGGATACTGAGCGTATCCTTCGTCTTGCCCTCGTAGGCGATGCCGTAGGGAGGGTCGGTCCAGATGCAACCGGGCTGACCGATCATGCCGGCCGCCTTCGTGACGAGCTCCTTGTCCGTGCTGGAGCCGACCACGAGGACGCTGTCACCGAGCTTCCATATCTGTCCGACCTTGGTGAAGGGCGTCTTGGGGGTTTCCGGCACTGCGTCCGCGTCAGCTCCCGGCAGTTCCTTGGGAGCGACTGCGGCGAGGATCTCGGCGATATCCTCGTCGCTGTAGCCGGTGCCCAGTGTCGGCTCCGCGACCGACTGCAGGATCTCGGCGAGCGCCGCCGTGTCGTAGTCGCCCAGGTCGGCGAGCCGGTTGTCGGCCAGGACGATGTGGGCTGCATCGTCCGCGTCCACGTCTACCCAGGTGACCTGTATGCTGTCCCATTGCAGGCTCTTGGCTGCCTGCCAGGTGTGGTTTCCGGCGAGTATCTCGTTGGCCACGCCGGTCTTGGTGCCGCGGTTGACAACGATGGGCCGGTATTGGCCGCGTTCCTTGAGGCTTTCCGCGATCTTTTCCACGTTGCCGCGCCGTGGATTGCGATGGTACGGGACCAGGGAATCAATCGGGACACGTTCCAGCTGCAAATCATCCATTGATGTGACTCTCTTCTCGAATAGTGCCGATCGGCAGCGAATATGATCAAAAACACGCGGCTTTCAGGGGCCGAAAAAGTGGCTCCACGCAAGGGTCCTGTGGCGGTCTCGCGCGCGATGGGGTAGTCGGCGTCGGGGAGGGAGGAAGGCTGCCCACGCGGATACTGGGCCGCAAGCGGCCTGCTGCAAATCCAACCGCCCCTACCCGGCCAGCAGACGCTTGCAGGCTGGCTGGCTGATCTTTTTTGCGCGTGCAGACGCGCCGTTACCACCACGCTGGTATCACGTCTCCCAGGTCGGCCTTGGGCTGGCCATTGCCGCGCTCGCGGTTGCATCGGCGGTGGCTGTGCCTGAAGTTGGCTGGGTCGTCGACCAGCTCGGGGTAGAGCGAGTAGGGATAGTAGTGGTCGAGCTCGTGGGACTGGTCGCTGCTGCTTGGCGGCACCGAGTAGTCGATGCGTTTGTGGCAGATCCAGCAGTCGGCGGCCGGGTCGCCTTCGGCGTCCAGGCGCTTGCCGGCCTCGAAGAATTCCTGCTTGTGTCGTTCGAAGGCACGGGTGTGGGGACGCTTGGCCATGAGTCCTCCCGGCATGACGAAGGCCCCAGCCTGCCGGAGTGGGCAGGGCTGGAGCCTTGTGAAAACCTCGCGCTCAGCTACACGCGTCGCGCAATACTAGCCAAGCTAGCCGTTACAGTTGGACATGTCAAATCCGTCGTCGTCATCCTCCAGGTCAGGGCGCACCAGCAGATAAACCTCCGCGAGCGCGTACAGGTTGTGGCCCTGCTCGTCTTTGCCGAGGTCGCTGAGTTGGCCGCGGTGCTTGGAGACGCGCAGGAAGCTGCCGCTCATTTCGATTCCTGCGGTTTTCAGGAGGCGGCGGATCTCGGTGTCGGTGTCGACTATGTTGGCAGCGGCCAGGCGGGCGAGCTGCGTTTGCTGTACCTGGCCGTAATTGTAGTCGTGGCCGCACATGCGGCACTGGCCCCATAGGCCGGGGCTGGGCTTGTGCTCGCGGGGGATGCTGAGTACGGCGCGGCAGTTGGGGCAGCGGCCGATGATGCGCGTGGTGGGGTCGGGGTCGATCATCCGGTCGGACTGGTGTGCGGCCTCGCCGAGCATGGTGAGGATGTTCGCGTAGTCCTTGCGGTTGGCGAGCGTGGTGAGGTATTGGTTTTGGGTGAGTTTTTGGAGGATGGGGTCGGTGGGAATGGTTTTGGTGGTGGCCAGGCCGGCGGCTTTGGCGAGGAGGCGGCTCATGGTGTGGATCTGGTCGAGCAGGTCGGCTGCGGCGAGGTTGATGGGGGTGGGTGCGCTGTCGAGGCGGCGGGTGGTGCCGGTGTTGTTGGTGAGGTGGATGCGTTTGGTGGCGATGTCGTCGAGGAGGCGCAGGTTGGTGCGCACGTGTTGGATGTGGTCGAGCAGTCGAGTTGTCTTCCAATCGGTTTCGTCGATGGCCATTAGTCCTGTGCCTCCTGGCTGCCGCCGGTGCGGGCGAGTTCGGTGTTGAGGATGTCGATGGCGCGGTCGCTCATTTCGATCATGCCGTCCCGGTGCCCGGCGGCGTGGCCGTCGAGCCAGATGATGATGAGGTCGTCGACGGTGAGGCCGTGGCCGCGGATGGGGAGTGCTGCGAGCGCTTGGGCGGCACGGTGGGTCATGTCTTCGGGGTTGCTCATGGGTTGAGGTGTCCTCCTTTGCGGCATCGGCGGATGTAGGCGGCTTCGGTTTTGAGGATGGTTGCGGCGTCTGGTGGTTGGTTGATGTGTTGTCCGGTGCAGGTTGGGTGTGGGCTGCGGCGTAGGTAGTGGGAGTCGCGGTAGCAGGTTTTTCCGCAGGTGCGGCACTCGCACTCCCAGAGTGGGTAGCCGGTGGGTGTGGTGCCTACGCGTTCGATGACTCGGAGTTGGCCGATGGTGCGTCCGGTGAGATCCTGGTATTTGCCTTTGCTCATTGCCTGTCCTCGTCGTTGAAAAGTGGGGGTTCGATGAATTCGGGGCCGTGGGTTGAGCTGTCGGGCTGGTCGCGTCCGTCGATGATGTCCTGGACGGCTTGGATGGGCAGGTTGAGGTATTGGGCGGTCATGTCGGCGCTGTAGCCGTCGGCGTGCCATTTGAGGACCATGTCTTTTTTTGCTTGGCTGACCATGAGGGTTCCTTCCGTGGGTTAGTTGAATAGGGGGACGTCGGTGTATTCGGTGCCGGTTGGTGACGGCGCCGGGGATGGCGTGGTGGGCTCGTAACCGTTGGCGATGCTGTTGGCGTAGGCGGCGCGCTCGCTGTCGCTCATGGTGTTGTCTCTGGCGAGCGCGCGGATGATTGGTTTTCCTTCGGTTGGTTTGGCGGGGATGGTGGGGCGCATGCCGGCGAGGTAGTGGCCGATGGTGACGAATTTTCCGTTGGCTTCGTCGCTGATGCTGGTGATGATGCCTTCGATGGTGACGGTTGCTTCACCGCGGGTTTCGACGGTGCGGATCCAGTCGCCGGGTGTCATCTGCTCCCAGAGGGCGGTGTGGGAGCCGTGCAGGCGGTTCATGCTCATCGGTTGTTTTTGCCTTCCTTGGGGGCGTAGCGGTCGATGAAGTAGGTTTGTCCCTTGCCGGTGACCTTGGGGGTGCGGTTGAGGGTGACGTGGCCGTCAGCGTGGGTGACCGCGGTTTCCTTGATCTTGAAGAGCCCGGCCTCGACGTAGCGTTGCTTGGGCACGTTGTAGTTCTGCCCCACGGTGCCCAGGTAGCCGTCCTGGCGGAGGAGCCGGAAGAGACGGTTTTGGCCGATCTTGAAGCCGGCCTGGGTGAGCATTTTGGCGAGCTCTCCGACCAGGCAGGTGCCGTCGGAGGCGGCGACCGCGTCCGCGAAGAGCACCTTGGGTCGCTGTGCTTCGAGCTGTTCGGCCTGTTGTGCGATTTGGCCGCGCTGCTCTGCGATGCGGGACTCGAGCCAGCGCATGGACGCGGCGAGCATCTCCTCGGGACTCATCGCCTCCTGGCCGACCATGTAGCCGCCGTGGCGGCGGATGGATGGAAGGACCTCATGGGTGATCCACCTCTGGAATCGCTTGACGTGGTTTCGCGCGGCTTCGTCCTTGATGTACGCAGTCTCTCGGTTAAGGATAAGACGGTAGAGTCCAGACTCGTTGACCACCAGCATGGACTGGTCTCCACCAAGGGTGGGCACTTTGTGCATACCCTTCTCATCTGCATCCAGAGAGCGCACCATGTCTTTGGCGCTGCCGTAGCCGAGGATGCGGGCAAGGTCGGTTGCCACGAAGTAGGTGTCGTCGTTCTCTCCGATGGATATGCGGATGCGGTCGGATTCGAAGTCGAAGGTCTGGAGTTGCTTGCTTGCCATGGTTGGAGTCCTTTCGTACAGGTGTTCGGATCTAGAAGTGGTGGTGGCCGCCCCACCATGCGGTGAGGATGGTGACGGCCAGGAGGATGAGGATGGTGGCGTGGTCGCTCATATGGGGCGCACGATGGGGCCGAGCTCTTGCATGGCGCGGTCGAGGCGTTCGGCGTAGGTGGCGCCCACGTTGCTGGCGGCGCGCATTGACGCTTTGGCGATGAGCATGTCGATCACGAGGTCGGGGTCGGTCAGGCGCGGGTCGATGGATGCTGCTGTCTTGGTCATGACTCGTCCTCTCGAATGTAGCGGCGGAGATTGGTGATGTGGGCGCGCTTGGGATTGAATGGTCGTGGGATGGCGACGGGGTACTGGTAGGAGGCGCTGCCGGGGATGATGTCCTTGACGGGGCCGTCGGCCATGTCTTGCCCGTCGCGGATGCGTTCGATACTGGCGATGGTGCCGCGGATCGTGTGGTCGATGGGGCCCACATGGCTCTTGTGCACGGTGACCTGGTCGCCGACCCGGAGGTCGTCCCACCAGCTGGTGTGGTTGCCGGGAATGTTCTTCCATTCGCTCATCGTGCCGCCTCCTCGCTGCGGTTGGGTGCCTCGATGGGCGTCGAGCCCGAGTAGCCCAGATGCTGCAATGCCCAGTCCTTGACGTCGGTGATGGTGACGATCTGGCCAGCCAGGTGGACGCGTGCGTCCCTGCTGGCCGGGTCCGCCTGCCGGCACGCCCGGTCGTAGCGGTCGGCGAGCGCGTCGAGATGGGTGATGAGTGCGGTGAGGGTGAGGTCTTTCTGTGTGATGTTCGTGGCCATTGTCGTGTCCTTAGTAGAGTTCGTTGATGGCTCGGCTGATGCTGTCCTGGAGTTCTTCGAGGTCGTGTTTGAGGTCGTCGACCTGGTCTCGGAGGTTGGGGTTTCGGTCGTCGAGATAGCGGTCGAGTTCGGCGAGGTCCTGCACGCTTTGGAAGTCGACGCTGCTTCTGGTCATGAAGCCGTATTTGTGGAGGATGTCGAGCAGGTTGGCGAGTGCTCGGCCTGTGCCGGCGAGTTCCGGCGGGGTTGGGATGAGGGTGATGCTGCTGTCGGTGAGGCTCATTGGAGGGTTCCTTCCGTGGTTGGGTGGATGCTGACGTGGGCGGCGCCTTCCCGGATGGCGCCAGCCAGGGACGGCTGTTCGCGGATCAGGTCGGCGAGTTCGTGGGGGTGGATGCTGGTGCGCCAGTGGGTGCCGTATTCGTCGGGCCAGCGCACGGTCAGCATGGTGGCCGTGTCGGTCTGCTCGTCGCCCTCGAGGCGGCTGGTGAGGTTGGCGATGTCGCGCTCGCAGTGGGACACGTAGATGCAGATGCCTATCTCGATGAGCAGGAGCAGGCTGATCAGGAGTGTGGCTTGCAGGTTGCTCATTCGTTGGTTTCCTTGGTGGGGGTGGTGAGGAGGTGGTGGCCGCGGGTGCGGATCCAGGTGGCCCATTGGTCGATGGCGCGGTCGAGGCAGTCGTCGACACGGTGCGTGGTGGTGTGGGTCTGGTTGCCGTAGGGGTTGAGTCCGCTGAGCTGGTCGAGCATGCGGATGGTGCTCAGGTCGAATTTGCGGTGGGAGAGGCGGCGTTGCAGGGTTGCCCAGTGGCGGCCGGCCAGGTTTTCCTCGAGGAATCGCAGGTCGAAGTCGACGTTGGTGCCGGCGGGGTGCAGGACGTGGTCGCCTGGGGCGAGTTCTTCCATGAAGCAGTCGAGGAGCTTGTGCAGGTCACCGACTTGGATGCTGGGGTGGAATTTTTCGGGAGGTGTGGGGGCGGTGAGGACCTGGTCGAGCAGGCCGTTTTCCAGGTGCATGCGCAGGGCGGGGAGTGTGTCGCGGTTGATGCCGCCGGAGCGGATGCTGCTGTCACGGATGACGATGCTGAGCCAGCCGTACTCGTCCCATGGCGCGTCCAGGGGCGTGACGCGCATGCCGACCTCGAGCAGGTCGTCACGGTCCGGATGCAGGCCGGTGGTTTCCACGTCGACCCATAGCAGCATGTGCTGGTCGCCGACGGGGCGGGCGACGTCGTAGGCGACGCTCCTCATCTTCTTGGCCATGTCCTGCAGGTCGGCGCGGCCGACGAGCCGGTATGTGTCGATGGTGTTGGTGTCGCTCATTGCGGGATCTCCTCTCGGATTGCTTTGGCGGCCGCGACCGCCTGGTCGGGGCTGCCGCCTTGGTTGATGGTGTCGGCGTAAGCCTGGGCGGCCCAGTTGTATTCGCTGATGCCCCATTGACCTTCCGGCACGGTGTGGTCGAACAAATGTGCGATTGGTGCCATGGCGGCTTTGGTGTGCGCGCAGGAGCCGGTGTGTACGTGCTCCCGGGGCTGGTAGCGGTCGGGTTGCGCACGGCCCGTAGGGACGCTGCTGGGGGTTGTTTTGACGGATTTGTTGTATCCGAGCTGGTCGCCTCTGCGCAGCCAGTTGCGGAAGGCGGCGTCCGTATCGGCGGGCTGGTGGCCTCCGGCCTTGACGTGGTCGCGGAATTTTTCCTCTTCGGCTTCGAGGTCGGCGCCGAGACGGTCGGCGAGCGCCGCGTCCATGAGGCTGGGCGCCCATTGGTCGATGTCGGTTTTTTGCTCGCGCGTACTCTCTCGGGTTATAGGCTTAATCCTTATATTGTGGGTTTGTGTGCAAACAGCTTGCACACCTGTTTGCCTATCTAATTGCACACCTGTTTGCACATCTGGGTTGTTTTGCACACCTGTTTGCACATCTGCGGCGGGGGTGTCGTCCTCGTTGTTTAGGTGTGCATTTTTTGCATACGCGGTGGTGTCTTCCTCCTGATCCATGTTGAGTCGCCACACGATGGGGCGGTGGTTGGCCGGGATGGATGCGGCCAGGGTCTGGTCGTCGCGGCTGATCAGTCCCTTGGATTCGAGGCTGGCGAGCTTGTTGCGGATGGTGCGCACGGAGCAGTGGCACCAGTCCGCGAGGTTGGCGACCGAGGGGAAGATACGGCGGCCTTCCACGTCGGCGATGTCGGCCATGATCATGAGCAGGCGAAGCTCGTTGGCGTCGAGCCTGTCGGCGACGTCGTAGAGTGCCCATTGGGTTGCTTTGAGGCTCATAGGTCCTCCTCGTCTGTGTTCGTGAGGGGTTGGATGTGGATGTCGATGTCCCACTCGCCGGTACGACTGTGGTATTGGCTGGCCAGGTAGGTGCGGCGGCGCAGGTACCTGGCGCTGTCGTCGGGCCAGATGCCCGCCAGGGTCAGCCCGTCGGTGATGGGTTTGACGGTGGGGAAGAGGTTGTCGGCGTCCATGTCGTGGGCGCGTGGCGGGTAGTGGATCACGTAGAGCACGTCGACACGCTGGAAGGGTTCGAAGATGCGGCCGTCGCGCGCGTAGGCGGCCAGGATGTTGCGGCCCGCGAGGAAGCCGAGCTGCTTGAGCTGGTTCTTCACGCGCGTCCTGTGCGCCCTGGCGGCCTGCGTGACGTTCATCTGGCTCCCGTTGGCGCGCAGCAGCAGGCCGGAGGTGATGGTCACGCCGGTGACGAGCTCACCTGCCCGGCCGCACTCCTGCGGGTCCTCGGGATCATGGGGCAGCATGACGCGGCTCATGCTCGTGTCTCCCTGGCCTTGACGGCCACCAGGTACGTGCCGGGCTTGGCGGCCGGCTCGACCAGCTGCGCCTCATAGGCGCCGGCCGGGCGGAAAGCGACGCGCTGCCCGCGGTTGATCGCGCGAGCCACGGAAGCGGCCGCCTTGCGACGATTCTCGACGCTGCGGGCGCCGTCGCCGGCGCCGTACACGGCGACGATGACCCACCGGCCCGGGTTGGCGAGCGCCTTGGCGGCGAGTTCCTGACCGGGGATGGGGTGGGCGTGTGTGACCTGGTCGGGCAGTTCGTCGAGGACCATGCCACGCTCCCATGAGGAGGCCGTGAGCGGCCTGTCCGGCGTCGGCTCAGGGGTGGTGTCTGCGGCGGTGGTTTTGGTGAGGACTGCGGTGTTGACGACGTTGGCGTATTCGTTGATGCTGTGGGAGGGGTTGTCGGTCATGACGTGCTCGATCTGCGCGAGCTGGTCGGCGCTGATTCGTGGGAAGGCGCGTTTGATGGCGTGGCGTCCTTGTGTGGGGGTGAGGGTGTTCCAGGGCTGGTCGCACCAGCGGTCGATGTCGGTGTTCTTGGGTCGTGCCATGGTGTCTTCTCCTTGATTGGTGTTGTGCGGGGCGTCTGTGCCTCGCAGGCGGTTGATTTCGTCGCGTTCGGTCTCGATGACCTGCTCCCAGTCGATGCCGTACATGGCTCAGAAGGCAGGTTCGCCCGGGTCGTCACCGCCGAACTCGGCGGGGGCGCCGAAGGTGACGCCCTGGCCGATGGGCTGGCCCCATGGATCCTCACCGACCGCTCCGGAGTTGGATGCGGTGGCGGTGGCGCCTCCCTGGTAGCCGCCGGTGGGTGTCTGCTCGTCGAAGCGGGAGTCATGGAATCCGCCGGAAGCGGCGCTGCTGGTCTGTCGAGTCACCTGTGCGGTGGCGCGTTTGAGGGTGGGGCCGATTTCCTGGACGCGAAGCTCGGTGACGGTGTGCTTGACGTGGTTGTCGTCCTCGTAGGAGCGTTGGCGCAGGATGCCCTGCGCGATGACGTTCATGCCCTTCGCCAGGCTCTGGGCGATGTTGGACGCCATGTGGGTGCGCTCGCTGTCCCATGCGGAGCAGTTGAGGAAGAGGGTGCCGCCGTCCGTCCACTGGTTGGACTGCCGGTCGAAGTTGCGCGTGGACGAGGCGATGGTGAAGTTGACGACGGTGGATCCGTTGCCGATGGTGCGCAGTTCGGGGTCGCGGGTCAGGTTGCCGACGACGGTGATGATGGTCTCTCCGGCCATGGCTATTCCTCCTCCGCTTCCGCTTCGAGGTGGTTGACGGCGTCCCCGAGGCGGAACAAATCAGGGAAAAACTCCGGTGAGAGATCCACCGATGGATCTCTCCAGTCTGGGAAAAGCTTTTCGACGGTGTGCTGGAGGATGAGGATGGCGAGCTTTGTGATTCCAATCATCTCTGCACGGGTGAGGTCGTTTGCGACTTCGCCGTCCGTGACGGTAGCGATGCTCCGGGCGTGGCTGCGCAGGTTCCACGAAACGAACACGGCCAGGGCACGGTCGGAGTCTGTGGATGATTGGACCGTGTAGCCGTATCGCAGTTCTGGCTCATCTAGTGCCATGTAATGAGCGGTGTCCTTCTTGCCGCTGTTGGGTTCGGTTGGCATTGTGTCTCCTTGTGTGTGATGTCCGGTGTTGCACGTGGGTGGGTCCACGCTGCAGGCGCATAGCCCAGTTACGGCACCGGCTGACCTGGCCGGATGTGCCTGCATCGTTCCCCTGGCCGCGCCTGGCTATCTCGCCGCGGCAGGGGTGGCGTTGACGTGGACCTAGTGGACGGCGAGGGGTTCGCACCTTCCGTCCGGCCTTTCAGGTCCGTCCCCGGGAGAAGAAGAGCAGGGGTGGAAGCCATGTGGGGCCAGGGCATCTATGGCGCCGTCCGTGCGCGCCGCCGGCAGAACAGGTATGGGGCCGGCGACGCGAGTCATCATCTTCAGTTATGGCGGTTTTCACGGCTTTTCCTTGCCGCCGCCGACTCCCGGAGGGGTCGGCAAGTCTTTTAGAGATCCAGCGCGCGGATGGCGAGCAGGACGCCGCCGGCGGCAGCGGCGAGCGCGATGGTCTGGGGCCAGGGGGCGGCGTAGAAGCCGGGCCCGCAGGCCAGGTAGAGGAAGGATGGGATGAGGAGGATGGCGGCGAGGATGCCGGCGATGCGCTGTCGGGTCATGGTGTGGGGTCCTTTTCGTGTGGTGGACGGATGGTGGTTAGTCGCCGGGGAGGGTACCGACTCGGGGCTCATAGGCGTAGCGTTGCCACATGCGCAGCTTGGCGACGGGGTAGAGCACCCGACGGCCTTGCTTGATGTAGGCGGGGCCGACCTGGTGGCGCTCGTCGGACAGGGAGCGCCAGTTGGCGAGGGTGCGTGGGTGCACGTGCAGCAGGTCGGCCACCTGGCGTGGGGTGAGGGTGGTCACCAGGTCGCTCACCGTGTCTCCTTGGCGTGGGCTCGGATGGTGTCCAGGACGATGGTGGCGATGGCGGTAGTGTCGATCTCGACGGCCAGGCCGGTTTCGGCGTAGCCGTCCGCGCGGCGGAGCCTGAGGTCGAGCAGGTCGCCGTCGAGGGAGTTGATCCAGGAGGCGGCGGTGCGGATGAGCTGGTCGCGGATGGCCAGCTCGAGGTCGGCCCGGTCGGTGTCCTCGCCTGCCGTGGCTGGCATGTCGGCGAGCGCACCCAGCCAGTCGGCGGCCTGGTCGGTTTCACATGGATCCTCGTCGAGAGGCCTCAGCCCGGCGAGGACCATGGTGATGTGGCTGATGCGTTCGGCGGCCCCGGTGGCCGCCTCGTGGGCGGCGATGAGCCGGTCCTCGATGGCCTGGCAAGCCAGTCGTGCATCATGCCCCGCGGGGGTGGCGGCAGCGAGGGCGTCCTGGTGGATGGCGCGGTAGGCTTCCAGCTCGTCCCTGTATTCGGCGACTGCCTTGTCGAGCTGGGGGAGGCGCTCCTGGAGGGCGTCTCGCTCGGCTTCGAGGGTTTCACGCTGAACTTCGGTGAGGTTGGTCATGTCTTCTTCTCCTTGGCGGTCGATCAGTGTCGGATGGGCTTCATGAGCTTGGTTACCGGGGCTCCGGTGGCTATGGACAGCTGGGCCAGCTGCCGCACGTTGAAGGGGTAGGCGTCCGGATGTTCCAGCTGTCTGATCAGCGTGGTGCGGGGGATGCCGGACCGGGTCGCCGCCCCTGCCTTGGTCAGGCCGGCCTTCTCTATGGCCTGGGCGACATTGTCGGCTACCTGCTCTGCGTATCTCGTGATGTCCATGCTTGACATTGTACTGCCCAATTGGGCAGTAAGTCAAGACGGCGTGTTGCCCATTTGGGCAGCATGTTTGGAGAGAAGGGCGTCTATACTGACCATATGGACATTAATGAAGCGACGGCCATGGCTCTCTCGGCAGAGAGATCAGCGGCCCACATGACAATCAAGAGACTCGCAGAAGAATCCGGAATACCGGAAAGGACGCTGATTCGCATACTCAAAGGGGAGCGGGATATCAACGTCATCCAGATAGCCCGAGCCTGCGCCGTCCTGGGCCTTTACCCCCACGAGCTCATAGAGGAGGCAGAGAAGTACATGGAGCGCAGCGGCAGGGAAGAGCGGGCCGCCTGGATTGCCGCCCACCCCGAACTCGTCACCAAGGCCGCCAAGAAGGGCGACACCGAGGTGGAGCAGGAAGCATACGAGGAGCAGCCGTAAGTGGGTGCCATCGAGATTGAGGCATTGCGATGGGCCGACCTATGGGACCTGCCCATAGCAGACGAGCACATCCAAGGCATGTGGATACCGGACGACCGGATGATCATCCTCGACAACCGCCTCACCGATACCGAGCGCAAATGCGTCCTCGCCCATGAGGTCAGCCACGCCCGACACGGAGACGGCGGATGCCAGGAGGACAAATGGGCCGAGCGCAGGGCCGACATGGAGGCCGCCGGCATGCTCATCGACCCCACGCACTACGCAGCCCTCGAGACCATCTGCGACAACCCCGTCTGGCTCGCCCACGAGCTCGACGTCATGCCCTGGGTCATCCACGCATTCCGCGAGCGCCTCCACCACAACCCGGCGCTCGCCATCCAATAAGCAAAAAGCCCCGACCATGAGGCCGGGGCAAGAGACGGAGGGGGGTTAGCGGTGGGCGTTGATGATGTCGACGAGCGCGCGGATATCCTTTTTGGAGCCGCCGATGCGCTGCAGGCGCAGGGTGCCCATGTGCACGGTGATGCTGCGGGTGGCGACGTCCACGTCCTGGATAGCCGAGTAAAAGATCGTGTCGGTCCTGTGGGTCAGACCCAGAGTGAGGACCTTGGGGTGGCGGATCTCGATACGGTTCTCGTAGGCGCTGACTCGCTCGTTTCCGACGCGGTATTGCAGCAGCGGCTCTTCCTTGGTCTTGGCCATGGCGTTGCTCCTTCTCCTAGTGCCTACTTTGGCTGGTCCCCAGTATACCCATAAAAAGACAGCGAGCGCGTCGGCCGGATACCTGATGGCGCTCGCTGGCATCGATAGAGATGCGCGTCTCATCGTAGCAGGCGCGCGGGAAGGTGGTCGTCATGGCCAGTATCACACAGTACAAGACCTCCAGTGGCGTCAAGCGGTGGAGGGTGGATTATCGCAAGCCGGGAGGCGGCGGGCAGTACACGAAGCGGGGCTTTGCGCGGAGGAAGGATGCGGAGGCGTGGGCGGCCGAGCATGTGGTGACGGCGATCGCGCAGGGCTCGTATGTGGATCCGGTGGACTCGAGGACGACGGTGGGTGCGCTCCTGCCCGCCTGGCTGGAGAAGAAGCGGTTGGCGTGCAAGCCGAGCTATCTGGATGACCTGGAGGACTCGGCCCGCGTCTACGTGCTGCCCGCCTGGGGGCATGTGGCGTTGAGGGATGTGACCAGGTCGGGCGTGCAGCGGTGGGTGTCGGACATCGCCTCCGGGCGCTTCGAATCGGCGGAGCGGCAGGGGAGTGCGGCGCGCCTGGAGGGCAAGCCGAAGAGCGCGAGCGTGGTCAAGCGCGCCTACGGGGTCCTCGCCGGGGTACTGGATGACGCGGTTGCCGACCGCCTGGTCGCAACTAATGCCGCCCGGGGCGTGACCCTGCCGCGCAAGGAGAGGAGCCGGCACGTGTACCTGAGTGCGCCCGAGCTGTTCCGTCTCGCGTCTGAGTGCGGGGAGCGTCGCAGCCTGGTGCTCACGCTGGGGTTGACGGGGATGCGGTGGGGCGAGGCCACGGCCCTGCTGGTCGAGGACGTCGACCGGGCACGCCGCAGGATCTCGGTCACCAAGTCAGCCACGCAGGTGCGCGGCAAGGTCGTCATCGGTTCGCCGAAGACCTCGGAGGTGCGGTCGGTGTTCTACCCGGCGATGCTAGACGACATCCTGCCCCTGGCCGGGCGGCACGACGACAGCCTCCTGTTTTTCGATCCTGATGGCCTGCCGGGCGGCTATGTGCGCCAGCTCAAGAGCCCGAAGGCGGAAGGCTGGTTCGCCAGGGCGTGCGACGCGGCCGGGCTGCCCAGGATGACGCTGCACGACCTGCGGCACACGGCGGCGAGCCTCATGGTCTCCACCGGCGCCTCCGTCAAGAGCGTGCAGCGGCAGTTGGGACACGCCAGCGCGGCGATGACCCTGGACGTCTACGCCGACCTTTTCGACGCGGATCTGGAGTCCGCGGCGGCCGGGATGGAGGAGCTGCTGCGCTCCCTGGATGTTGGCGCTTTGTTGGCGCCCCGACCGGGTGCGGCGGCCTAGATTGGCGTGATTCCGCCCCTGCGGGCGCAACGGCGTGCGGGTTCAAGTCCCGCTCCGGACAC